TCGCAAACACCGGTGTCAATAGCCAACCATTCCACCTTTTCGACACCAAACGAGTTGTAGTTGTTGACGGTTGAAGTATTCAAGCCGCGACTCATTTCAGTCACTGCAATAGTGGTGGCGCGTGAGGCGTCTGTGACTACGCGGCTAGTGATTTGGTCTTTCAGTAGGTTGCGGGCTAGGTCTGTGTAGGCTTTACCGCTCTCTAAGGAATCTGCTAGGAGAGTTCCTACTCTGTCAAGAGTTGTATCGTTCATACCCTTGATACCGGCGCGACCTGTTTCAAGCAACTGAGCGAACGCACCTGATGGTCTGACGAGTTGCGCGGCGGCACGGTTTCCCGGCTTCCACGTGTCCCAATTAGTGTTCAAGGCAATGTTCAGGTCTTTGGCTGACGGTGCTGCCTTCTTGATACCTAGTTGAGCGTGAGCGTAAGCGGCTGTTGAAACATCACGACCCATAACCCAACCGGTTGCGTAAACGTGGTCTAGTGCGTCGCCTAAAGGTTTACGCGATACCGGAATGTTTTGCCTAGCCCAGTTGCGGGCCTCTGCCGCAGACACGACACCACCCGCCGGATACGCTTGCACCCAACGGTCAATAATGTCTTCTACGTCAATCGAACGAATGAACGCTGCCCTAATTGCGTCAGCGTGTTTTGCGGCCTGACGAAGTAGTAGCCCGTCTACTTCCTGCCAGAACTTCACGCTAGATAACGCTCCGCATACCATCTCGCGCCGTCAAAATCTTCTGCTTCAACAAACTTGTTTAGAGTTTCGCCGTAGGCAGTTGGGACGACGGTGAAGTCGAAAGTGTTGGTTGGTGATTTGCGTAGCCAACGAACAAACTGTCCGATTTCTTTCTTGATGGCTTTCTCTGCGGCTAATTCATCAGTCGCTTCAGGCGTAGACGCTTCAAGAGCCGGTTTCTCTACGACTGGAGTAGTGATTTCCGGTGTTTCAACTTCAGGGGCTTCTAGGGACGCTGACAGGTCGCCACCGACAGGCTTCAAACCTTCGTCTGTGATGAAGAATGTTCCGGCTGGTGTGACGATTAGCGGCTGGTCTGCTTCAGGTGCGCTTAGTAGCGGTTCACCTGACTTTGAGCGCATTTCGTTGATAGATAGTGAGCCGTTTTTAGCACGGATATCAAACTCACGAGCCATAGCCTCACCATCGTTGCGGTCGCTAGGCATAAACTTGAACTCTAACTCACGCGGCATACCTAAGTAGACGTAAGACAACTGGCTAATCATTTTGCCGACCCAGTTAGCCATAGGTACGAGGCCGATAACTTCTGATGACGCTGCTTCACCGGCCTGAATGCCTGACCCGCCTAAACCGGACTTGCTGTTCATACCGATTTCTGAAGGCTGAACGCCAAAGTGTCCACAGATAGCGGTCACAAGGTAGTCGTCTAGGGTGTCTTTGAACTTCTCGCCATAGCCTTCAAGTTGGATAGGGTCTAGGCCCTGCGGCAGAATTGAGGCGCGTTTACGGTTCTCGGTCATACCTGATAGGTAATCGTTCAACACGTTCTCGTATGCTTTCAACTGGTCTGGGGTGAACACACCGTCAGACTTAAGGATTAGTTCCGGAATAACGCCGTCTGTGTATTCTGCGCGTATCCATTGCTGGCGGCGTAGGTAAATATCTGCTAGAGCAAGTGAACGCTCAACCGGGCTGTATCCGTAAACGGTGTTGGTGCGGCGGTTGCGTACTAGGTAAGACAACTCGTCACAAGTGAACTCACCGTCAGCCTCTACGCCTTCATCAGCCGCGCTGAACTCGCTACGTGGGAAGCCGTAAAGGATTTGCTGGAACGCTGGATACGGTGGGAGTGGTCGCATACCGCGGTCGTCCATTAGCGGTTTGATTGTTGAGCCGTCAAGAATCTGTAAACCGAGCAGGTCGCCCTTTACGTTCTTTTGAGGCCAGATAGCCCACGCGTCAAGAACAAGGATTTCTTCCGCCGCCATGTTGAGCCAGTCGGTAAACACCATTCCGTTGCTAACGTCTGGTACTTCCCAAAACTTGCGAGCGCGGTGAATCTCATCGCTGAACTTAGCCTTAGCCAACTCCATTGCGCGGGTGTAAGTCTTTTCACCTGATTCGGCCATAACCTTTTCAGCGGCGTCCGGTGCGAGTACGATGTCCCAGTCAAGGCCGATTAGTTTGTGCTTCATTACTTCAACACAACGGCGAATGATGTCAATTTGGTCGCCGGCTGCGCGTAGGGTCTTGAAAGGTACTAGGCGTGTTTCGGTGATGTTGATGTTTTGTGCTACTTGGTACTCATAGCGGCGTGGGTCTGGTCTGCCGTCCTCGCGTAGACGGTTGATGGCTCCCGGAACGATAGGGATACCCGGGTTGAATGGTACGTTGCCGGCTAACGGGTTGCGCGGTAGGCCAACGCTAGTCCCGTATTGGGTGAGGGCTTGGGTGAGTTGTGCTTCGCTAATTGGTGTAGCGATGGGTGAGGCTTTAGTTATTTGGTCGGCTACTCGCTTGGCGAAGTTGTCTAAGATTCCCATTACATAATCCTAATCGTTTAGGGCCGCGTGGCAAGACGGGCAATTCTTTGCGCTCATTGGTGCCGGCATACGACACGCCGGACAGAACTTAGCCAAAGCCGCTAATCCCATAATAGCCGACTGACCGGTCATAAGTTCGTGAACGGCCCAAACCATTGCGTCCATTCTGTCAGGTGAATCGCCTGAGTCTGGTGTCCAGTTGGTCATTTGGTCTTCTAGTTCCGGTAGCCCGCCGACGTGGTGAGCGCGAAATTGTTCGTAGAGTGCGGCGACTGGTTCGGCGCGGATAAGTTTGCCTCGGGTTGCGGTGACTTTACGATACGGAATTGTTGGGTCTATTTGCCGCAGGACGAGTTCAATCATATCGCCGCCGTTGTTGGTTTCACCTATGATTCGGTCGGCTTTGTAGTCGTGGTAGGCGCGTACTGCGACGCTGGCCCATTCTTGTGGTGTGCCGCGCATTGTTAGGTCTTTGAGAATGTAGTAGTGTCCGTCGCCTGCTATACCGGCTACGACGATTCCGGTCATATCAGAGTTTTCGCCGCTGGTCACAGCCGGGTCTATTGCTACGACTACGCGGGTGAGTGGTGGTTCTTTGTCTACGCGGGTTTGTTCTATTAGGTCGCGGGTCCATAGCGCACCTTCAACGTCGTCAATGATTTCGCCGTAAAGTTCTTGCCGGCCTAGTCGTGTGCCTTCGTACCGCGCGCGCATTTCGTCTAGGGCTGACGCTGAAAGGTTCGCTGAGTTGTCAAAGGTTGAGCCACGTATCACTACTACGTCTTCTCGTGCTGCTAGGGCCTTGATGATGGGTGTTGGGCGCGGTGTTGTTGTGATGACTGTTTGAGGGTGGTCGCCTAAACGAAGGCCGAAGCGGTACTGGTTGAATGCGTCGTCATTCTTGAATGACGCTAACTCATCGAACCAACCGCCGTGGAACTGTGGCCCGCGAAGTCGGTCTGATTCTTCACCTGGAAATAGATTGATACGGGATTTGTTGGTCAAGATAATTTCACCGTTTGAGCGGTTGTAGTTTTCTAATGAGCCGTAGTCCCTAAGAATGTTTACAACACCTGAAACACCTTCAGCGCAGGTATCTCTCGCGTCACCAAAAGTTGGGGCTACGATTGCCCAACGAGTGTCTGGGTGATAGGTGGCGTTCCACGCTAACCATTCAGCAGCGGTACGGGTTTTACCCCAACCGCGGCCCGCTAAGACTAGCCACGTGTTCCAGTCTTTACTCTCCGTCGGTACTTGTTCCGGCCTCGCTTGTTGCTTCGTCCAGTTCACGCGGCGCGCTGCTATCAAGGAGTTGGATAAGTCGTAGGATTTCGCTGTCGATGGTGTTGGGGTCATAAGTTGAGATTTCAGCCTTCACGTTTAGTTCCTTCGGTGCGTCTAGGCCTAGTAGTCGCGCGCGTCGGTCAATGATACGTAATACAGAGTCTACTGCTCGGGTGTCGCCGTTGAGGGCTTTAGTCCATACGCCCATTTGTAAACGGTCTAGGCGGTCTAGTTCCATATCGCGATATTCTTCAAGTTTTGGCCTGATGAGGCGGCCCGCAATACGTTGGTAAGCCTGATAAGCACCGCTGGCTGAAGCGTAGCCAACGCGTTCTGCTACTACCTGCCAAGTTGCCCCGGCGCGGCGTAGTTCGATTATCTTGTTTTCCCTGTCTAACTGTTCAGGTTCAGGGGCATTTTCACGGGCCATAGGTTCACATTACCTCAATGTAAGGGACGGGTTGGGTCATTCCTTCTTCCCAGAAGAAAAGTTGAGCGGGGCAACCTGCTAGGTGTAAGCCTTTGAGGACTTTCTTGTTGTCTTCGGTAAAGGTTGTTAGGCCGTAGTCGGTGATGATTGCGTTTTTGAAGTTCACTACGTTTTCGATACTGCGGCTGATTGGTAGTAGGTGGATTGCTTTTACTAAGTCTGGGTAGCGTTCGTATAGCCATTCGGTTGTGATGGCTCTTACGTCGTCTGTGTCTTTACGTGCTGAAATAGCGATGAACGGCTCTGTGGGGACTAAGAGCGGGCTGGCGGCTCGGTATTGGGTAATTAGACCGGCTTTATGGGCTTGGCGTTCAGGGCCGTTCATTCGGCCCCATTTCTTTTCCGACGGGAGGACTTTGGTTGTAAGTACGCCGTCTATGTCGTAGCCAATCACAGTCCAAGGCTTTCGTAGATTGGGTTTAGGTCTATGGTGGCTTGTTGCACTTGCCAACCGTGAAGTGTTTGGCGTTCTAAGGTACTCATTTTGAGTAGGCGGGCTAGGTCGTTGATTCCGTTGAGTTGGTGTGTCCAGTTAAGTGCGTTGTTGCCTACGGGTGCTGCTACTGGTATACCGGCGTTTAGTGCGTGGTATGCGCGGCCTGTTCGCCAACCGGTTTGTCCGTGTTTCTGGTCGTAGATGGCTAGGCAGGCGCGGTATTGGCGGTAGAAGTCTGGTCGGTCTTTTTGTTCTGGTGGTGTGACTAGGTTCAGGGTTGGGTCGTCCCATTCTTTGGCGCGTCCGGCTACGGTTATAGCACCTGATGTTAGGTAGGGTGCGAGTTGTTTGGTTCTGCCGTTGGGTCTGCCGTAGTAGATGGCTGTTGGGTTTGGGCCGTCTACGAAAGGGTATGGGGTCATTCCGCCGTGAAAGGGTAAGTCTACGACGTTGGCTTCTTCAGGTATACCTAGTTTGGTTCGGCATACGTCAAGGTTTACGGCGTTTACTGCTACTGTC